TAGTTTCTTTTCTATTAAAATGAAACTCAAGCTCACCTCCTTTGAACTCGGATGGATCATTTAGTAGTAGTGTTGTAGAAAGTTTTCTATACTTTCCTCTCATATTTTCATTAGTATCATCATCTGGATAAACATAATGATGTTGATCTGGATGCCAATCATAAAATTGACCAACATCATATTTTGTAAACTGTAACATCTCTGTCCAGTCCCACTCAAAATTCCATCCTGCACTTGAGTTAGCAGCATCAATATATTTTTTTAGAATATTATAAATCCAAGCTTCGTTTATCCAAGAGATATGGGAATTCCTAGTTACAAATAATTCTTTTTTCTCTTCTTCTGAATAATCTTTAATACCTTCAGTTTGATTTCTATTTACTTCTCCATACTCAAAATCCTTTTGCATACCCATCTTAATGATGCGATCACATTGTTCTGGAGAGAAGGCATTTTTGAAATACCAATAGTTATAATTAAGATTCATTAGGCACCATTATATTGAGTATAGTCAAAGTTGGGGATCATATAAGTATACCACCCCGTTGTAATATATTTAGTTTCGGTCTTGGAAGGCACACCACGGTGAACATGAGTCCAGTCAACAGGCCACATAACTGTTAGTCCTTTACGTGGTTGTATTTTTATCTGTTGATGAAACCATTCAGTTTCTCCTCCATCATGCACTGTGTTTAAGTAAGTCATAAACACTAGATGTCTAGTTGAAACCATGTTAGATATAGTTGATCTTTCTGTATGCCACCCAAAGAAACCTTCGCTTGGATTGTATTTTTGAATATTAAAATTAGTATTCAATCCCCAAGTATCTTGATTGGTGGAAGACCATGGATATTTTTTGATGTACTCTTTACACACATCACCTAGTGCTGTGAGATAGTTCTGTATTCTTTCATCTGGGTTTCTTGGAATTACAGTAACGTCTGTTGATATTTTAAAATCTTCATTAACTCCAGAACCAACAGATCCAGGTTTTTTATCTGCAGATTCTTCAAAGAAAGAAATCAATCCATCACAGACATCTTCGTTTATATACCATCCAGAAATAAAATTTGGTGACTGTTGCGGAATATTGAATTCAATCATAGTGACATGTTAAAGGAGATAGCAATTTTTTCTTCACATACCTGTTTCTCTGTACCATGCATTATATCACTGGTAAACAATAAAAGCGAGCCTGGTATGCATGAATATTCACAATACTGATAATTATTTTCATTCCACTCTTCTGGATCAGGAAGCATAGTAGGGGAATTAAAAAATTTTATCTTTTCATCAGTAGAACATTTAATATAAAAAACTCCAGATATCATAGACCCATTGTGATTATGTGGGAAAAGGTAATCACCAGGATAACTAATATTTGCCCAACAGTTTTGAATATGTAATGTATCAGTTTTTTTATATCCTAAAGCATTTAAGTATTTCTTTGTGTGTAGAATAAAATGCTCTGTTAGCATAAAATCAAACTCTGCAACTTGTAAAATATTCTTATGTGATTTGTGTGTAGAATCTACATTCTTTTGACCGTCACGAAAAGTTTCAACATTAGAAAAGGCATCTTTGATTAGTTGCTCATAGATGCCTAATTTGTTATTTAAAATGTTTGGTTGAAAGTAAATCGCTTTTGGAAACCATGATGTAATCATTTTGTTTGTTTAAAAATACTGTTTCACCCACATATGTTGTTGGTTATCATATGTGTAATTTACACGTTGTTCTTCAAATGCTAGAACTTTAATGTAAGTTTTCTTCTGTTCGTCCCAAACCCAACCTTTAGGATTTCTATCTGCATTCACAGTATACTCAGAAGTATCTGTATATCCAAGTGGTACTCCTTTGTTATCAGTAGTTTGATTCGACTGATATGGACACTCCCAATGACATGCAGCTTCGTCTAAGATAACATGAGTTGCATTATGTCTTGGTGGAATAAAAGCATTTCTTGCATAATCATATTTACCACCAACAGCAGCATAGTTCTTTCTTAAGCAAGGTTTGCTACCAAAGAGAGGTTCAACATAATTTCCATTTACATCTGGTGGACGTTGTACTCTATGTTCCCCTTTTACAGAATTGTATGAGGTTTGTTTCCAATCCCATTGTGGTGCTCCACCAAATAGTTCAGAGAGGAAATCAATTCCTTTCTGTTCTACTTCGTTGCCTTCTTCATCTTGGAGAACTTTATCGTCAACGATGACGACATCTACAACAGTTCCTACTCTATCTATTTTTGCGAAATGTGCCATGATTTTACTGGAATTTATACTTGACAATTACGATACCGCCACCACCATTGCCACCTTTAGGCTCTGGATAGTTGCGAGGATCTTGGTCAGCAGCACCACCACCGCCTCCACCAAGACCACCTGTTCCTGGGTTTCCGTCAGCAGTAGGAGATAGAGCACCTACTCCACCACCACCAGATCCACCATTAGGGTTATGAGGACCGCCAGGATAGTTTGCACCACCACCGCCTCCTCCATATGTTACAGGAGAACCAGAGATGGCAGATGTATATCCGTTTCCTCCTCTTGCAGGACCAGAGTTTGGTCTGTTGTATCCACCTTGACCTGCTTCACTAGCACCGCCACCGCCACCAGAAGTACCATTCTGTGTTGTAGCACCAGTTCCACCAGGGAAACCTTGACCTGATGTACCAGGACCGCCAGGACCCTCTCCATCACCGTCAGTGCCGTTTCCGCCACCAGAACCACCTGGTTGCCCAGGTTTATCCTGTTGACCACCTCCACCGCCTCCAATAGCGGTTTGTGTTCCAAAAGCACTATTTGAACCAGGTGATCCAGCAGAGTTACCAGTTCCTCCTGTTCCTCCACCACCAACAGAGATTGAATATGAACCAGCTGATATAGCGTAGTTATATCCATCAGTTTTTAAAACACCACCAGCACCTCCACCTCCTCCAGAACCGAAGTTATTGAAGTCACCAGAACCAAATCCACCTCCTCCTCCACCACCTGCAACGATGATGTAGTCAACGGTATTACCAAATGGTTGAGTAGAATCACCAACTTCAGTTACAACAAAAGCAGATGCACTGTTAAAAGTATGAATACGGAAATCACCATCATTTTGGATTGCTCCTCCAGATGCTGTGATAAATCCTCCACCTGCACCAATAGCAGATTTCCATTCAGATCCATCCCAAACTTCAACTCCACCCTCTTCAGAGTTGTAAATCATCATCCCAGTAGATTTGCTTAAAGCATTCCTCTGAGAATTGTTATAAGATGGTAATTGTAGTGTCCCTGTAACGTTAAGGGTTCCAGCATTTAATGTAGACATAGTTTTTTATTGTCTCTGTGTTTCTTGCCAAACAAGGTCGCCGTCTGAATTGGGAGCATATACATAAATTCTTTTCGCTGTTGGTTCCCAACATACTGCTCCTTCCTCTGCTCTTGGCATATTACCAGAAGCATGAATAGGAAGATCTACGGAAACACTTGGGTTAGCAGTATTAACTGTCAATTTGGCAGGTATAAACGGCATAGTTAATATATCCTATAGTGTTATTTATAGGATATTCCATACACCACCAGAACTGATGGTGACTGTGTATCCACTCGAAATTGTGATAGGACCATATGAAGCAGCATTATCAGCACCACCAATTGTAAGATTTTCGGAAATACTGTTTCTGTTTCTCTTGACAACACCGTATGTATCTAGGTATTGTGCATCTGCATTAACACGAGTGACACCTCTAATGTTTGCTTCACCATTAACATCTAATGTATAATCAGGATCTGCTTGGTTAATACCAACCTTAGATAATCTGAAGATGTCAGTTGTATTAGAAGCTTCAGTCCATCTGGAAGTTACAAACTCTGAATTGTTCTGGAAGAGTTGACCATTGAAGTTAACATCACCCTGAACGTTAAGTTGATAGTTTCTAACAGTGTTATTTTCTGGATCAGTTCCTGAAGTTGCAGTTGTGTTGATGGAAACTCTGTTACTGCTACCATCCATCTGCAATGCAGGAGTTGTATTCCAATCATTGTTACCATTGCTATTAGAAGCTTGGAAGGAGAAGATGTGATTAGCAATTAACTGGTTACCAATTCTGAAGTTTCTGTAGTTTGCAGCACCAAAGAATTCAATTGGAGCACCAGAGTTATCATTACCACTATCAACATAGAATGTGCCGCGAACACGACCAGAACCTGCAACATCTAGAGGATATGCAGGAGTATCTGTCTGAACACCAATTCTGTTGGTAACAGATAGAGTACCAGGAGAAGAAGCAGAACCAACCTTGAATAGCAAGTTAGCTTCTGTGCTATCCATGATGAAGTAGTTGGCATTGCTGGTTCCAGAAACAGTTCCATCACTATGGAAGTATTGGAAGTAACCTTTTTGTCCAAATGAACCTGAAGAATGATCACTAAATGTAATCTGAGCACCACCAGCATTTGTTGCTGCATAGATGCCAAGACCAAGATCACCACGAACATCTAAGTTGTATGCAGGAGATACGCCAGCATTAATACCAACTCTCTCTGCAGAAACATCAACGAATAGTGTGTCTGTATCAACTGCAAGGTCTCCAGTGATAATCGCGTCACTTAAGAGGTTAGCATTACCAGAAACTGTTAGAGCAGATCCAACACCAGTAATGTTCAACGATCCAGACATGCTATCGCCTGCCTTAAGAACGTTTAAGGAAGCAGAACCAGTGACTGTTGCTGTGATTGTACCAGCAGCAAAGTCACCATTAGCATCTCTCTTAACAGCAGTGCTTGCAATGTTTGTAGATTGGAATTCAATGTTAC